AACGATGGCGACCAAGTGGCGGCGGGTCAATGCGACGATGGAACCTTCCGGCGCGGTTGCTACAAATTCGCGCATGGGAACCTTCTTGCCCTTGGCGTCTTTCGGCGGCTTGCATTTGGTGAAGCCGTGACGCTCAAGAAAAATTGGGTAGACGTTCGGGGAATTGGCGAGGTCACCAACGTCGAGGCCGATGGCGGTCAATTCGGTGAACGCTTCCTTGTAGTCCATGCCGGAAGCAATGGCGCAGGCCCGAATAACGCAGTCGCCGTGATGGCTGTTTGTCTGGTAATACTTAGACCGTCCGCCGTCGTCCTTTTCATATGCGCCAAGTTGCTTTTTCATCTGCCTGTCTCCTTTTCAGCGCGGTCGGCCATTCCGGTTGCGCTTTCAATAATCATCATATATATATAGTTCACCAAGTCAACAAAAATATGGATTAAAATGAAAAAAATATGTTGCGTTAAAGACTGCCAATCGCCCAGCGTAGCAAAGGAAATGTGCCAGAAGCACTATTCACGAAAGCGCAGGACGGGGACGGTCGTGCTGAAGAAAAACGCCGACAAGAGGTGTGCGGTTTGCGGCGACGTGGTGCTGAGTAAGAACTTGTGCGCCCATCATTACCGCGCCCAGCTTTACGGGCTGACCCCAAAGCGCAGACCAAAAACGAACAAAAAAATTGAACGTGGCTTCAATCAAACAACAGGAGAAGATAGCATGACCACAAAACAGGCGATCAATTTTTTTGACGGTGTTGCTGGATTATCAAAGGCGCTTAATGTATATCCGTCAGCGATCTATCGTTGGGGCGAACGCCCGCCGAAGCTGCGCCAGTTTGAATTGGAACGATTGACCAATGGCGCACTTAAAGCGGACTGACACCGCAACGAAAAACGGTCGGACTAGAAACCCCATCGCCAAGGATTTGCGCACGCCTAAGTACAAGAAGCGTGTTATAAGATCGGCCAAGGTTTACAAAAGGAAGGGAAAACATGACGGACATCACACATATATTCGGCGGGTCGTACAAGCCGAAGACTGAAACATACGACTTGCCCGAAACGCAACTTGCCGACGCCATGAGAAGCGCAGGCATCGAACCGCCAAAGCAAATACAAATCGACGGCCAGCTTCATCGGTTCAGCACGAAGGGCAGGAAGAAAGACGACAGCGGCTGGTATATCGCCTTTCCTGACGGTATCCCTGCCGGTCGCTTCGGTTGCTGGCGTGACGGCATCGAAGTCGCCTGGAAGGGTAACGTAGGCCGTGAACTAACAGCCGCCGAGCAAATGGCTATGACGCGCCGATTGGCAGAAGCCAAGGAAGTGCGTGAGGCTGAAAAAAAGCGTAAGAACGAAACAGCCGCCGCCACTGTCGATAAGATATGGTCGGACGCGGGCGCAGCCGCCCCTGGCCATCCGTACCTTGAACGCAAGGGCATCGACCCCCACGGCTCGCGCATTACCGGCGACGGTCGCCTGATGGTGCCGATGTTTACCCCCGACGGCGACCTGTCTAGCCTGCAATACATTACCGAAGCCGGTGATAAGAAGTACCACCCAGGCGGCGCAGTTAAGGGGTGTTATTGGATGCTTGGCGACGTGGACAAGACCATCTTTATTGCTGAAGGCTTCGCCACAGCCGCCACCATCCTGGAAGTCACCGGCCAAGCCGTGGCCGTCGCATTCAGCGCAGGTAACATCCCGCTGGTGGCTGAAACAATCCGTAACAAACACGGCGTCACGCAGGACATAGTGATCGTGGCCGATAACGACGAAGGTGGTGTTGGTAAAAACTACGCCGACCAAGCCGCAGCGAAGACCGGCGCACGGGTCGTTATGCCGCCAACTGTCGGTATGGATGCGAACGATTATCACCTAGAAGGCCATGACCTGAACCTGCTGATTTATCCGCCCGTCACGGAATGGCTCATACCCGCCGATGAATTCGCATCCGAACCCGCGCCCATCCGGTGGCTAGTCAAGCACTGGTTACAAGCCGACGCGCTTATTATGGTTCACGGCCCGTCAGGCGGTGGAAAGACCTTCGTTGTTCTGGACTGGATGATGCACATGGCGTCCGGTCTGGCCGAATGGCAGGGGCACAACGTGCGCGGCGGCGAGATCGTTTATCTAGCCGGTGAAGGACATCACGGGCTAAAGGGCCGCGTAGCAGCCTGGAAACAGCACCACGGCGCACAGTCGCTTGATATGTATATATCTAGGGCCGGGTGCGACCTAAACACGCCAGAAGGCTATCAACGCGCTTTAGAAGCCATCAGGGCGCTGCCAGTGCCGCCCCGGTGTATCGTGGTTGATACGCTCCACAGGTTTCTGCAAGGCGACGAAAACAGCGCACAGGACGCCAAGACGATGCTGGACGCCTGTAGCGCCTTAATGGAAGAATTCGGCTGTAGCGTGCTTCTCGTCCACCACACGGGCGTTTCCGAGGAAGCCCAGCACCGTGGGCGTGGATCGTCGGCCTGGAAAGGGGCGCTGGATATCGAAATATCCATCGTGCCATCAAAAAATGACGGCCCTATCGAAATCATCCAACGCAAATCAAAAGATGCCGAAGTTGCGCCGCCGGAATATGTGGATTTGCAATCCGTACCCATCGAAGGCTGGATAGACGAAGACGGCGAACCCGTCACCAGCGCGGTCATTGTTAAGGGTGCGGAGCCTATCAAGCCACAAAAAGATGACAAACTTCTAAACCATAAAAAGATATTTGAGCGGGCTTGGTGGCATACAGACTGCGAAAGAATTGACGGCAACCCGTATGTGTCCGAAAGCGGACTTCTGGATTTTATGAATGCTGCGCAGGAAAAATCCCACCCCGTAAGTGAACTGGTCAAGGCTGGCGTTATAGCCATCACAGCTAATGGCTGGGTCATCGTTGATGAAAACTGGAAAAACCACCTTATAACAAAATAAAATTTACCCCCCTTTATACCTATGTACCTATAGGGATATAGGGGGTGCTAATTTTGGGGGTTTACAGGCGTCTAAAAATATGCTAACTATCCCTGCAGGAACCAGCCGCTAGGCGCTAGGTTCGCAAGGGGATGTTAGGCATTTAGACACTGAACCCACAAAAGCGGTCAATTTTTCGCTCTTTAACCCAAAGGAGGTGTGAGCATGAAAAAACAAAAACTTTATCACGGAAAACCAAAATTATCGGATGGGTGGGAGCCTCTAGGCCTCACAGAAGAAGTTCATGGCACGCGATGGTTTGTCGCTATTCAAGACACAGGCAAGGATTGGCGCGGCATTAAGGTGTCGGCCTATGATAACCCGGTGCCCTTCAAGGCTAATTACTGGACTTCATGGAACGGTGAAAGAATAGCCGATAGTCGGGACTATAAAACAATGGCAGAGCACCGCCCTGGGTTGGCGTTCGAACTTGAAGAAAAAATAAAAGAGGCAGCTAGGCGCGGGGACATATAAGCCCTATTTACACAAACCCGAAAATGCGTATAATATTTCTATTCACGAAGGATCTCCCTTTCTTCAAACTTCGTCGGGGTGCAACTTAGATGTCTCCTTTCCATCTTCTTCCCAGTTGCACCCCGGCGCATCTTTTTAGGGATCAACATGCCTAGACGCACCACACGGCACAACGATGGGCCGGACATTACCGAAATCGAATTCAATGTGAATGAAGTCGAAGCGGCGCTGAAGGAATATGCCGAAGCGCGTGGCGGTAATCTCCTCAATGGCCCGGTCGAGGTTGGCTTACTGCCTTCAGGCCCAGGCACACGCAAGGCGGTGCTGCGAATTAGGCATGTGGGGTAGTGATTTTTTAGGATGCCTAAAGGAAGACCAGCCCACAAACCCACCGAAGAACTGCGTAAGCGCGTGCTTCAAGCGGCGTTTCTAGGCATCACACATGAAGGCATGGCTAGGCTGATCGGTGTTTCCAAGGCCACACTAGCGAAGCATTACCAACACGAACTGGATACGGCCCAGGACGCGCTGATTGAAGATATTGGTGGCGCGATGGTATCAAAGGCCCGATCTGGTGATGTGGCGGCACAAAAATATATCCTTGGTTGTCGCGCCGGTTGGAAGGAAACCCAGGCTCAGGAAATATCCGGCCCCAACGGTGGCCCCGTCGAAAACAAATGGACCGTCGAGTTTGTGAATGCCACACCTGAAGGTGAATAGAAAACTAGAGGGTTTTCTGACAAAACCCCAGCCCATCAAGGTCGCCATCGGTGGCCGTGGCTCAGGCAAATCAATCGGCATCGTTGATATGTTAGTCATGCTCATGGATACGCAGGGGCTTGACGTGTACTGCCTGCGTGAATTCCAGGACAGCGTGGCTGATAGTGTGCATAGGGTGTTCAAGGGGTCGATAGAAGACCGGCTGAAGCTGGACGGATGGGAAGTCCAGAATAATACGGTCATCGCGCCTAACAGGGCCAAGACAACGTACAAGGGCGCAAACCGCAATCCTGATAGTATGCAGTCGGCGCAGAACTACCTGCGCTCGTTCTTCGAGGAAGCGCACCGGGCGTCTAAGGATAGCCTGGACAAGCTATTGCCAACGATCATCCGCAACCCCGGCGCACAATGCTGGTTCGCGGCTAACCCGCAATCGAGCGCCGATCCGTTCAGCCAACGGTTCATCGTACCGTACCAGCAAGAACTAGAGCGCGACGGTGTGTACGAAGATGACTTGCATTACATCGTTGTCGTGAACTGGCGCGATAACCCGTGGTGGAATGATGAACTAGAACAATTGCGCCAGTGGGATTACAACAACCGGCCCCGTGCCGAATATGACTGGATATGGGAAGGCAAGTTCAACGACACGGTTGACAGCGCCATCATCAAGCCCGAATGGTTCGACGCCTGCCTGGATGCCCATAAGCTGGATCGGTTCAATGGCGGGTTTGTACCGAACGGTGCCAGGGTATGCGCCCTTGATCCGTTCGACGACGGCAACGACGCGGCAGGCTTGGTCTTGCGTCACGGCTCCATCATTGAAAGCGTGCAG